TTACATAGCTCTCTTCCGTACTGATCCAGCTGAAAGGATATTATCTAACTTAAATGTTCTCACTTTTTTACGGTAGTAACAATAAGCCAGAATACTCTTCTCATTCACTTCAAGCACACGAATATAACGCTCCGTAACATCGCTATTGCTATCTATATAAAAGATAATGATTTTTTGCTTATTCTCCACAGAACGATTAAGTAATCCTTTCATGATAAGACCACCTTTAGAACGTTTGTTCTTATTATATGCGAACTAACGTTCTTATTCAAGGATAAATTACTTAGAAAAAAATAGAAATAATGGTAAAAAAGGCTTGTATTATTATACTACGCATAGTATAATAAGAGTATAGAAAGGAGGTGAGGATGTGGAGGACTTAGGAAAAATAATAGCCTTAGCAATATCGATTCTAACTTTAAATAAACTTTGGCTGACCAACCAAAAATCGAAGTTAGAAATCGAAAAGCTAAGGCAAGAATTAAAGAGAATGAGAAGGGGGAAATAATCCCCTTCCCTCTCACCTAAGTATACCACAAATACAATGAAAATATTACTGGTAACTATTTGGATCATTATAGCATTGTTAGCAGTTCGCTATGCTTTTTTGAGACAGAAAAAGAAAAAGCTGCAAGCGGAAAAGGAGCGATTAAATAATGAGCAATCAAACAGAGGCAAATAAACGCTGGCAAGAAAAAAATAAGGAAAGAGCAAAGTATTTAAGTAATCGATCCAGGGCAAGGAGTTTTGTTCGTAATCAAGCTACGCTAGAGGATTTAGAGGAATTTAAAAAGCTAATAGAAGAAAGAAGAAAAAGTATAGAGGAATAGCCCTCATGGTGTTTGAGGGCTATATTTTTTTATTCCACTTTTACATATTTTTTGCTAGCATAAGGCTTACTTAATCACAGCACTAGTACCGGAACCAACATAAATATTACGCTTACCTCTTCCAGTCTTTATAGTGACTACATCTGGATATGGTTTATCTAATATTTTATAAGTCAATCCACCATACCTAGCAGGAGTAAGGCTCCAATCGCTATTTTTCTTTACAGGTTTAACATTAAGCTTGTACGTTCTCCAGGTCTTTGCAGATGCAGGTAAATGAACGGTACCTTTAGCTTGGCTAGGTTTAGACTTACTTTTTGGTTCATTCTCTTTTAAGGATCCATATACCTCTTTACCAGCCAATCCATCCCGTTTCAACCCATAGTAAGATTGATAACGTTCTACTGCATCTTCTGTGTCGTCTCCATAATATTCATCAATACCGTTGTTTTTAGCTCCTTTGTTTGGATAGAATGGAGGATCGTTTTTAGATAGCATCGTTTGTAATTGTTTAACAGGCTTCCCATATTGACCATTTCTAAGCGTCTGTCCTTTCCAATCACCAGTAACCTTGATCCAGTTTGTTACTGTTTCGGACTCTACTTTTTGATCTGGGGCTGTAATGGTATCGTCTACTTTACTTGTAAGTTTTGGGCGCTTACCAGCTTGTAGTTGTGATAAAGTAAGACCACCAGTCATTTGTAAATGAGGATAATCCTTAAAGCTAGACCAATCCCCACCCCATTCAAAACCTAACGACTTACCGATTGCTGCAACTCTTTTCCACTTCGCATTAACTGTCCATATAGCTTTTTGACCATCATCGCTAACAATGAAATAATCTACAGCTAGTCCATAATTATGCAATGATTGCCCAGGTTTTGCATTTGTTACGATATTACCACTAGTTGTGCGCCCTTGATTATATAGTTTTTGTTGTTCTGCGTGTGAACGGTAGCCATCAGATATTTGGACGTATATTCCTTCTTTATATGACCGTTTGATGACTTCTAGTGCTGTTTCCTTAACAACTTGGTTCATACCACTACCCATATTACGAATAGAACGTTCTAATAATGTATTTAAAGACACCGCCATCTTACTTCATCCCCCTATCACGTAAGAATTTATCATTATGCTTACCTTTTTTAGTAACAGGGTTATCTTTAAACCATGCCCATACAGCTACGCCAACAGTCGCTACTGTTGATACACCTTCATATATTTGATCTTCACTAAATGGTAAAGGGCTCCATCCCATAGTTACCAATGTTTGATTCGCTAATAAAACCCCTAATACGACAAGTCTTACAATTGCTTGTTTCATTTTATATTCCTCCTTTGATTATTAAACCTAATAAAGCCATAACAAAAGCGCCTATGATAAGGCGCAATATCCATGTAGTGTTATTTTTGATTGAACTAATATCCTCTTTCACATCTTTTATATTTGACTCTGCTACAGCCATCCTTGTCTTTAATTCTGTAACATCATGTTTTAGTTCAGCTATTTCATTCATTGTTAACCCCCTTATTCATGTATATCCAGAGTCTTCTTGTTGGTACGCTATTTAAAGTAATATCTGACGCTACCATCACTTAAAAATGCAAGACTTGCTATTTTATTGATTTCTCCAACAATCACCGCATCATACATAACTACTCCATTAATTATTTTTTTAGCTTCTTCTAATTTACCCTCTACCCATTCGTGCATTAGTCACCCCTCCTATTTTTAAGACATAAAAATAACGCCTTATTCGGCGTACGTTTTTTCTTTTTCCATTGTTCCATGAAATAATTTTAAGTTTTTCCCTAACGATTCTTTTGTGATAGATTCCTTTAAATTTTGTATTACTCTATTATCCGCCTCTTCTATTTGTTGATCGCACTTAAAGCATTTCCAATATCCCACTAATCCATTTTTGCAATCCGTATTCACAAAGCACAGTATTGAATTGCATTTATTGCACTGCATCTAATCATCTCTTTTCACAATAAAATAACGCCTATCCAGCGTTTTCTAATGCTTTTATTCTTTTTAATGCATTCATTAAACCTTCTCTAAGATCGTCGACTTCGTTTCTTAGTTGCTGATTCTCTTCGGCTAACTCTTGTATGGCTTTGGTATTTAATGTACGGTGTTTATAGCTGTTGATTCCCTCTTTTTCAGGAGACAAAAATTCTTCTGGTGTATTATAATCAGCGCCTATCACTAAACCATAATTTACGTAATCTATTCCATTTTCAATGTCAGATTTTAATTTGTATTCATATAAATCAGCGTTTAACAATATTGATAGAGCATTTACATTTAATTTGTTGATGTCTGTTTTATACTTTTTAAGTGATCTGTCAATAATACGTGACGCTGATACCCATTCATCGAAATAACCAGCACCTTTAATGTGGAATGAATTTTCACCATCAGCGTTTCCCATAGGATTTATTTTAAAGTACAAGAATAAATCGGCACTTGAAGACGAGTTTCGTTTTAATTTAATTAATTCTCTTTCTCCATCACTACCACTGGCATAAAGTGATGTTTCGTTGTTTATAGCTTTTAAAAAAATAGTATTACCATACCTATATAACGATGTTTTCCCATCATATTTATTAGCGTGTAATATTGAATTAGATGTTTCTTGTGCTGAAGCGAACCCTAAACTTATAAAATCTTGAGCCGAGTTAAGTGCTATACCTGTTTTACTTTTATCATTTGTAAGCCTTGAATCTCTTAAAGTACCAACTTCTCGTCCATCACCAGTCAGATATAAGGTTAAACCATCTTTACTGATTTTTGTAGTTCTTATACCTTGGTAAAATGCTTCTAGCATACCATTAGCTAACTCAATTCTGCCGCCTGCTCCATCATCTTGAATAATATTTACACCATACATTAACCCTGCCATTATAGCTTCTGCTACTATACCTTCACCCGTAATAGCATTTCCGAATGTTTTGCCACCATCTTTACTAACGCCTAAACCAGCAGAGTTATATACAACAACTTTATTAGGATCGTCCTTATCGACTGCCCAAATTCCGCCTTCATCGGGAAATTGCAATTCAGTACGTGCATTTAAAATAGATTGAGTGGCTATTCTAATAGCTTCTGATAGCACGTCATTTCTAATTATACCGTCATTATTAATGATTTTCCCTAGTTGCTTTTGTGTATTATCAAATACTACATCAGCAAAGCTTTTCTTATGATTAGCTAAGGTAACAGTAGTTTTTATAGGGTTTAAATCATCATCGAATGTTTCGTCGATCTCTAGTATTCTTGTCTCTAATATCAAATCATTCATAGGTTCGTATATAACAAAAACACGATCCCCTTCATTGGGAACCGTGTAAGGATATCCTGCTGCTCTTAAATCAGCAAAATCAATTTTGGTAGAGAATAGTGGCGTATCTTCAAGCCTTGCTTTCATTTCTTCTAGAAGTGATTCTTTAGATGTAAACCTTTCATCCATTACGGGCGGTGCATCAATCTCTCCAAATATATCTGCATTAGGACTTCTATAATATGCAGTAATACCGTCTGCTCCTTTGCCACGAATAACTGTAGCTAAATTAGTAGTGTCGCAAGATTCTTCAATGCTTTTAATGTTATGACCATAGCGGAATTGAAAGTCTGTATCATTACCTACCATCTTTTTAAAACGAACTTGTTTTCCGACTAGTTCCATTTCCGCCTTGAATCGCTTTAAGCCTTTTTCAAGCATGGATAAACGATTGTCATTCCCTAAATTATCAAATTCCCTAGCTGGAAAGCTATCAATAGTAGCAAATGTATAACCTGTATTCTCAAAAACTAGATTCATATATGCCTGAAATGTAATAGAGCCATTGTGTACCTTTTCTTGTTGTTTGTTAATCATATCTACATAAAACTTGTGTACACCGTCTATGCGCTTTATATATTTGTTTCCTAGCGATTTAGCCGAATACTTTTTTATGATATATTCGTCATCACCATGTGTAATGGTAGTTTCTTCCCCAATCAATGGAAAAGCATGTTTATTATTTTCGCTAGGAACGACAGTCATAGATATGGTTTTTTCTCCGTTTACCTTGCGCTTACGTGCATATTGTTGGAAATCTACTAAAGGTTCTGTATTACCTTGTAGATCGGTAATGGATAGCATATGTTCACCTCATCTATATAAATTATGCTTCATCAGTAGAGTATGGCTCACCTGTTATAAGAGCGTATTCAGCTTCCGTAATGGCTTCAAGTTCCACGAATCGCTTTAGTTGATCTTTCCGACACCAATTCTTTGCATATCGTTCTTTCAGTGATTCAAACATTATTAATCATCCCTTTCAGTTCTGTTATTTCAATCTCTAAATCTGTAATAAGTTGACCTTGTGACATTGATAAGATTTCCAAATCCGTTGCTTGTTGTCCTTGATTCATATTGCTTATTTCCAAGTCTGTCACTTTCTGTTTTTGGGTGATCAATTCGACCTCGCTATCAGTATTGGATTGACCTAATTCATCATCATTTAAAGACAATCCATTCAAACGATTTTCTATGCTTGTTTCTTCTTTATTGGCATTGTTATTTTGTTCATATAAAGCATTGATTTCTTCTGGGGATAGACCATCAACCCATCTACCATTTTCAAAAGTAGGTTTAAATAAACCTTCTGGCATATCTCTAGCAGTAGCGCCATCTGGAATTTGTTCATCATCATGAATATATTCTGTTTTAATATAGACATTAGATTCATCATAGAAATGTATTTTTTTCATATTAAACACCTCATTTCTTTGTTATTCTACCGAATAAACAACACTATCAATGCCCCATCCCATATCTTCTGGACCGAAATCAAAACTGATCGTAATTTCCCCATTGTTATATACAGTTAATCTGTTAATGGGCGCAGAAGATGATCCAGAGCCAACCGATAAAGATGATGCTATTATTGGCATCGGTGGCGTTGCCTCATCTGGCAATATTGCAAATGGTTCATTTTTAACACCACTCGATAGCGCACCACGTAAATATACAAAGTTTCCTATTTTGCTATATTGCGGTGGTCTACCGCCAAAAGTAGTCCATCCATTTATTAAAGTAAGATTCTTCCATTTTGGCTGATTATCTAGCCTTTGCCATCCTTTGAATTGATTGTTAGTATGGATTGTTCCATACCATACAAAACCATCAAAATTTCTGGTAACTAAAAATTGCCTATGTTCATTATTGCTATATTTGGTGATATCAACGTTATACCATGCAGACGAATTTTCAACAGGACCATTTACTGGATTAGCAAGATAATACCTACCAGGTGGAAGTGTTAATATATCCGTTCCTGTAGTTAATTCTATTCGTTGATAGTTATCCATTCTCATCCATTCGCCAAAGTCAGTAGCATTTATAGACATTCGTTCATAAATAGAACCTGTAGTTATACTAATCCAACGTTGATTAGCCGCTGTTTGGTCTATTGTTGGCATTACAATTAGATTACCTGTATCATTATCAAACTGTGGTAATTCTGCCTTGAGATCAGGATTATCGGTTGTTAATGTGCTATCAATTCTATAAGTACCTGCCTTTAAGTTAGTATCATTAATGCTTGTTAGTGAACTAGCATCTCTGACATTAAAAGTTTTATCTACTTCAGCAGTTAAATCTGTTTGGAAGTCATCCATTCTTTGATTCAATTCATCAAATTCCCTATTAAAATCAGATATGTCAATTTGCTGTATAGGCTGCCATTCTGTACCATCAAACCGCCATACTGTGCCTGCTTCCCTTTTGTCGTTTGGATCCGTGGGATAATCTGCTGAATCATGTCGTGCCATAGTGGTGTCGCCTTCTTCTGGATTAGGATACATCGTAGCGATATCCTCATACGTATCAACGAATGAAGGTAACCAATTTAATTTTGCGTTATTGACAACCTCTTGAAATGCTTCATCAGATATTTTGCCAATTATATTATTTAGGTAATCTTGTATCATTACCCAGTTTTCATTTATCTTTACTCTTTCCCTGCCAGTTATTGGCGAATCTGTTCTATTTAGTTTCACACCACCAACCTCCTATAAGTAATAAAATCTAAAATCAAATAAAATACGCTCTACCGTAGCCCCTTTAACTTCAATTTCATTAGAACCAGGTGCGAGCGTAATTAATTTTTTATTTGTATCTCGAAATACCGAAAAGCCGTTTTTAGTGCTTCGTATTCCATCTATTAGCAAAGTATCATTAAGATCAAGAGAACCGTTATATTTATAATTATCTCCTGTTGTGTGATTGATTAATTCTAAATAAGATGGAGCATTTGCTTGTATGGTTATCTTTAAATCTCTATAACGTGGATCTACAGCAATATCACCCGAATTCAATATAGTAAAATTGTTTTCTGTATGATCGTATTGGTGGTTATCCCAATCAAGCCCCATACCCCACTGCCACATATCAACATCCCATTCATAAGGTGTGGCTGTTGTAGCTATGGATTCTGCAAATCCCTTATTACAAATGAATGTAACACTAAAGTCACCATATACATAAGCTTGTTCTAGTTGGAAGGTATTACTTACTTTAACAAGCCATCGTTTCCCTGGTTCTCGTTTTTCAATTAGATAAAAAGCTTCATCGCTACGAAACATTCTAAATATCTCATCTCTCATTAGTGGAAAATCAGCAGTATCATAAGCAATCGCTTTATATTCGCAAGTAATTTCTCTTGGTCCGAAAGTAGACCCCATGTCAATTGCCCCTGGTCTACCTGCTACAGTTTCTGTTGCGTGTTCGTATGATGGGGAAGAAATAATGAAATCTTTTGTGCGAATACCTAATTTTTTCAAGTCATAGGTTTTCCCGTCTAATCGCTGGATAATAGACATTATCTATCCCCCCGCAAATACGCATTAAGTGTTAGCTTGTCTCCCATTGATGTATCTATATTAGGCTCTACAATTCTTGTTAATTCTTCTCCATCAACAACTAATGCAATGTTTAGATCCATTTTCTTTCCGCCACCATTACCGAGAGCGGGATTATATTTCTTAGGTACGACAGCCTCGCCTTTATGAATCATAGCTAGTCCATCTTTAGCAACAAAGTTTGTACCAACATCAAGGCTCGGGATTTTAGGTATGTCAGGAAAGCTAATAGAACCGCCACCTTTTCCGCCTAAACCGGGAACCCAGTCGGGAATCTTTGGCAATTTAATACTTAATCCATTCAAGGCGTTAATCATTCCGTTAATAGCACCTATTACACCGTTGATAGCACCTTTTATGGATCCAGTTATTCCATCCCAAACGTCATCAGTGCCACTTTTTACTCCATCCCAAGCATCACCAATAAAGTTTTTAATTTTACCGAATATTCTTTTGACTGTACCCCATATGGAATCTATAAAGCCTCCAACCGTGCTTTTAATTCCGTTCCAGACAGAAGATGTAACGCTTTTGATAGTATTCCACACACTAGTAACAATAGATTTAACTAGGTTAATACCACTTGAAACTACCGACTTAATTCCGTTCCAGACACTAGATATCACTTTTTTGATGCCATTCCACACTGCATTTGTTACTGTTTTAATTGTATTCCACACAGTTGTTATAACTGTTTTCACAACATTTATTGCGCCTTTAACAATTGATTTGATTATATTCCACACAGTTGAAATGACTACTTTTATCGCATTCCATACCGCTTGCGTGGTGGTCTTAATCATATTCCACACCGCTTGAATCGTTCCCCATATGCCTTGAGTTATCGTCTTAATAGTTATCCATATTCCATTGAAAACCATTTTTAAAAATTCCCATAGACTAGTGAACACAGCTGTTCCAATTGTTGAAATCATTTCCCAATTTTGCCATAGTGCTACTCCTGCTGCTATTAATAGACCTATTCCTGCTATAACAGCTAATACAGGCAAAGATATCCCCATTATCGCTAAAGCCAAAGAGCCAGCTAACATTATCAAAGGAGGAATTACTGCGACTATTGCACCGATAATAAATACCATCTTTTGTCCAGCTGGTGACAAGTTTTGGAACCATTCAGCAACTTCTTGCACTTTTTCAACCAATGGCGGTATATACTTTTCTGCTAAATCCATAATGATTTCTCCAACAGGTTCTAATCCGTCTATTGCATTATTTTTTAGAATTTGGAATCTTTCTCCAAGTGTTAAAGTATCATCTGAAGTTTCTTGAACAAGACCACTCGTTCCTTCCATTGCACCACCGAGCTCATCTAGCGCTGGAATAGCACCGTTACGTATAGCTGTCATCAGCCTTTGTGCCCCTTCTGCACCAAATACCTCGGTAGCTAAAGACAAGGCTTTTTGGCTATCCTCTGTTTCTCTTATTTGCTCAACTACTTTAGATAGTTCTGTGCGACTATTTTTCCCCTCGCCAGCCCATTTTCTAAAAGAAGCATTTAGTCCAGGCATTATACGACTTACTGCGATTCCCTCCGATTCTAAACTAGCCATAAGCTCTGCGGATTCTTGCATGCTGAAACCGGCATTGTTTAAAACAGCACCATATGTTGTTAAATGACTACTTATCTCTCCTAATCCAACGCCATAATCCATGGTTAACTTATAGAGACCGTCCAAGGATTTCGTTCCCTCTTCTGCTGGTATTTGCCATTGTTTCATAGCTCGACCAAATGCTTCGGAATTAGCTACCCCATCCTCTCCTAATGTTCTTGAAGCATTCAATACGTTTCTGGTCAAGTCTTCCAATGTTTTCCCTGTAGCCCCTGTAAATGTGTTTAATGATGCTAGAGCGTTTGAAACAGTTTCAGCATCATTTGGCACAGTTTTAAAAACTTCTTTAAATGACCTTTTTAGATCTTCTAAATCTTTACCAACAGCACCTGTTCCTACTTGTATATTGCGGTATGCTTTATCTAACTGATCAGCTGCTGCAAATCCAGCAGCTCCAACTGCCGCTAAAGGAGCAGTGATATATTTAGACATTTGACTTCCGACTTTTTGCATTTTCTTGGCAGTGGTCCCTAATGTCTTTTGAAGGTTATTAATACCTTTCTTTGCACCTAATTCATCTATTTTTGTACCAATTGTAATTTTACCGTCAGCCATCATTTACCACCAACTTTCGCATGACGATGCAAGAATGCCGCTGCTTTATCTAAGCCACTATCTAAATCAGGTTGTTCAAGTGCGTATTTTCGTTTCATGTCTTGAATTCGTTTCCGTTCTTTTTGATTATGCTTATCTGGCTTAGGAACATCCATTGTCCTGATATGAACAACTTTCATAAATGGCGTTTGCTCGCTAAGTCCTTGGAATAATGCTAAGAACTTTTTCCAATGCAATTGCCCTTGTTGTTCAATTAAATCAATATCATAATCCATTAAAAAAGAAGCATAAATAAGCTCTCCATCTACCATGAAGTCAAATTCCTTTTTCTTATTTCTGCTTCCCTTTGATTGGTCTAAATTTTCTTGGTCTGGTATGTCGAAATCTAATTTTTCTTTCAAGATAGCCATTAATAAATCATATTGCTCGAAATAGTCCAAGCTATTTACGATTTCTTTCGTGAATTCTTTCTTTTCGTCATCAATAGAATAATAGTCAATCAACAATTGCAGACCTATTACAACTTTGCCGAATTCATCTATTTCCTTGTCATCAAGCATTTCAAAAAGCCTGAGGATATTGGAAAAATCCATGTTAATGTAATAAGTGACACCTCGGAAAATTAGTTCATCGCTTAAACGTTCATTCAGAAACATGACTTATCACTTCTTGTTTAGGTATTTGGCTTCCTTTTCTGCCATTTTTTCCTCGTATTTTTCTTGTTGTCGTTCTCTAATGTAATTTAATACATCGATGACGACATCAAGTGTATGTTCTGTGGAATAATTGGTTTTAGGGTAAATTTCTTCAAAAGCCCCTTCACCAATAAGTTCTTTTGTTATTGACCGAGTTTCATCCTTCAACTCTGCCAAGGCATTTTTAAGAACTGTTTCATCCTTTATCTTTGAAGTTTTTTCCATTCCCTTGCCGACTTTTTGGAGACGAAATGTTAATTCTACATATTTTTCACGTTTGTCATCTGATAAATCAATCTTATACGCTGTACCATCAATGGAAACTTCCTCTATCGCTCTTTTAATACCTATTTCTTTCATGGGAACCCCTCCTATAAAAAAGAGCAGCCAATCGGCTACTCTTACTTTTAAATATTCGTATCTTTAATTAACTATTAGGTCTTTTCCTATTTCAGCATCCCCGATTGAACGGGGTCCATTAGGGAGTTGGCGGTGTGTAAGTCGGTTGTCCGTTAAAGTGGATCTCGAACGAAATATCAGACTTAGCTGCCGCATCTCCACCTGGTCCAGAAATAGCAGCGAGTGTACAATCACCTTCATACATAGCACCATCTGGAAGTGTCCATCTGAAATTTGTACGTCTGGCCGGACCGATTGCAATAGCTTTATCAAATATATAATTTTGGGCTTCGTCCTCATAATCTCTGTGCCCACTAAAACTAATTACTAATTGAGCGCTGATAACATCAGTTTCGTTAAAGCCTTCACCATCATAGTATGGCGTTTGATCAGTTTCTTCGTTATTATCTGGTTCGGCAGTTGTTATACCTACAGCTAAGCGTGAGTATACAGGAGTTTCTTCATCTCCGCCTGTCTGAATCTCAAATTTTTGTTTATAGTTTAAATCAAACATTTATTATTACCTCCTATACATATAATTCCGCCTCAAATAAGGCAGTCCAAAGAACACCGTAACTTGTCTTTTGTACAAAGTTAGGTGTTGTCGTACATTGAAAAGAAACCAAATTAAAAGAGCCATCACTTGAAGTGATAGCTCCACTTGATAAGTTTTCATATTCGCTCATTAGCTGCTCTATCATTTGATAGGCGACTAAGTTATCATCATGGTGTACTAATAATTGAAAACTGAATGGGTAAATCTTACTTTTTTCCATGTATCGTTCATTTATGTTTGCTGGAGATGGTCTGATTGCAATGCTGTTGCCATTTTCACTATACATGCCAATACCAACAACGGAAGGTGTAAATGACAATCCTTCTGTATACGATTTTAATGATTCTAGAAAGTCTATTATTTACACCCCCTATATTTTTGATCGAGTGGCTTTCTGCGCTTCATTTAACCATCGTTTTAAATCCTTTGCTTTTGCAGATTCAAACCAAAGACCTCTAGCATTAGGGTTTTTATCCTTGCTAAAGTTGTACTGTGGATTGTAATACAATTTCCTTGCATATGGTGTATCCCAAGCCACTTCCCCTTCACCTATTTTTGAATGTGAAATTCCGCTTTCCTCTAAATAACCGTAGTCTTTAGGAATGTAATAGTTACTATCCTTCAAGACGAGGTTATCCAAAACAAATTGCCCATATCCTAACGCGTCGTCTACTTTTTTGTTTACCTTCTTCGTATCAAAGTCTACTTTAACTTTAAACAACTAGATCACCTCTATTGCTAGGTGATGAGGTTCACTATCAAACGCACTCGGATACTTTACTAGAGTTGCTTCTCGTCCCATTCCTCTAAACGTTATTTTATCCCCTGCTTTAGCATCATCAGGGAAATAGGATGAATTAACACGATCTATAATAACCGTATGATTCGCCTGTTTCCCCTCACTATTCGAACTTCTATTCATAGAGGTTATAGGAACAACACGTACATGGTTAATGGTTATTTCCTCGCCGTATTCATTGTTCCAACCATCATTGCCAATCAAAGGCTGATATTTAACGGAATGTACTAGCAATTTTTTAGGAATTTGTTTAATAATTGCCATAGTTAGCGCACATCCAATCCAGTGTAAAGCAACCCTGTAATTTTGAGATATTCTAAGGCAGAAGGACTTACTCGCTTTGATTGCTTGCTAGCGTTTCCACTATTACTTGCCCCTCCATCTTGATATGAAAAGGAGTCGATGCTTACACTAGTAAGTTCGCTTTCTGTTCCTGCATCTATTGCTGAAACTCCACCCTTTTCGGCATAAAATTCAACCTGTGCAGCAGTAGATTTCTTGATCTGCTCTTGAATAAAAGGAATGTAACTATCAAACCCTTTCATCTGGATCTTGTAATTAGTTACTTGATCTATAACCTCGCTGGCGCGCTTGATATAACGGTCTAGTGTCTCTTCATCTTCTACAGATTCGCCTAAGAAATCGTCTATATAATAGGTTTTATCAATATACATAAAAGCACCCCCTTATTTAGAGGATGCCTTTTTATCTTCTTCCAATTCTTTCTTTAATGCTGCGTTTTCTTCTTTAAGTGTCTTGATTTCTTCTTTTAATGCCTTATTTTCATTTAATGTTTTCTTATGGGTAGCATCAGCAACAGTTTTTGATTCCTTTCCTTTAACTTTTCCATGTTCATCAGTCTCCTGATACCCCATTGCTTTAAGTTCTTTAATTTTTCCATTATCTTCCTCTTTTAGAACAACATTTTCTTTACGTAAAATCAATTTCTATTCCCCCTCTATTATGCGCCTGTATCAGGTGCTTTATTGGATACAACTACACCCTTAGCTTGATTTTTTAGTACGAACAGATCATGATACAAACGATTTTGGTATAGGTATCCATCGCCTTCTGTATGTTGACCTGGTTGAAATAAATAAACGGAATTTAGCTTTGCTTTTGCAATAACAGCTCCACGATAAACAATTATCCAATTCAATTGTTGTGCATCTACTGCTGGAACAAAACCATCTGTAAAATCAAATGCAGTATGAAAACGATCTACATCGAATACTTCTATAAGTTTTACACCATCTATAACTGTTACTCTTGTTTCAATGTTTGTATTTTCATTCTGTAATGAGAAGTTACCTTTCCCCTCTTTATAAGATTCCACAGCATCCATTACATCTGTAGATACATAGACCTTGAGGTTAGCGGTTCCGTATTTACGAACTTTTTTAATATCCGCCTTTAAACGATCAAATACGTCTTTTGGTGTGCCTTCAGTTACATTTTCAGCCGTATCCTGACCAACATCTTTCGCTTTAGCTGCTAATTTAGAAAAACGGTAAGCATCTATTTCAGGACCAGCATTTTCATTTAGAAAAACTCTAGTTACGTTAGCTGCACTCGCTGCTTGATTAGACTCGTCTACATCCATTTGATCAACAAAAAATTCTACATCACGATCAAATTGTAGTGTATATGGTTCATGAGTTACATTAACGGAACCTCGGTTAAATCCACCATTACGGCTATGCTGTTTGTACCCAGAAACAGCTAGAGAAGGAACATGGAAAGTTCTTGCCCCCATCCAATTCACACTTGGTGTTTCAAGGTCATTTGTTAGTGTAGCTTGCTTAATTACTTGGTCTAATTCAGTTTGATACTTTTGTGCATAGTTAATAGCATTTGGCATGTTATCATCTCCTATTTTCCTAATAATGTTTGTGCAAAGGCATCTAATTTACCTTGCTGTTGGTGTTTTGCAGTCGTAAAAGATGGCTTAGATTCTTCTTCATCTTGTTTTCCTGCAAAATGCGGATAATCTTCTACTACTTGCTTAATAGCTTCTTTGATATCCACATCATCATTAACCTTGGTCTTAGCTAATGTAATGACAGCTTCCAAATTCTTTTCATCTGTGATACCTGCTTTGATAGCTTCATTTTCTGCTTGCAAATCTGAAATGGTAGCATCCTTTTCATTGATTTGAGATTCGAATGTGGTTAACTTCTCATTCAACTTTTCTTGCTCTGTCTTTTGGCTTTCCTGCCATTCTTTAAATTGCTTCATACCTTCTTTAGCATCCTTGAACTCATTGACACCTAATTGTTTCAATAGCTTTTCCTGTTGCTTCTTTGTTTCTCTAGCAACAAGGTTGTTAACATCCTCTTGAGAGAAAGTTTTGTCCTCTGATTGTTGGGAATTAGTACCCGATTTATCTTGTGTTTGGTCCTGTTGTTGGTTATTTCCTCCAGCTTGGTTGTCAGCTTGCTGGTCGCCCTCATCTGTTCCCTCGCCTCCATCGGCAAAGAATTGTAAGTTTAACGGTAAAAATTTAAGCATTTATATTTCCCTCCATTACGGATAATTTTCCTTCTGTCTCTTTAATGCCTAACAGATAAAAGGCAAAACAAAAGCACCTAACGCTTGTCTGCTGGGTGCAATTAATCAACTAATTCATATGTCTGCTTGAAAATATCTGGCTTACATGGATAAAATTCACCATTAACGCCTTTTATGATGTAGTCACCTTCATTAGCGGTCATCGTTCCTTCTAATGTTTCAATTTCACACCATCTAGCTTCACCAGCATACTGTGAAATCATCGTTATTATGTTATTCCTGCAAGCTTCCTTGAACCACTCTGGCATATCATCAATTCCATATTTAAAAGCTTCTATAACAACTGGTTTTTTGCGATATTTCATGTCTTCACCCCTTTCAAATATACAACAATCTAGCCAAAGTATTTAGGTTCTTTATTCTTTTCTTCCATTTCTTTAACCTTGTTGGCTAATTGAAAGAATGCTTGTTCCAATTGGTCAAAGCGTCTCTTTAGTTCTTCATGTTCTTTTCTACTTACTGGCATTGTGTTCCCCCTCACTTTTTTCTTCTATTTTTTTAATAAGTTCCATTCCATAGTCGTTAACTTTAAGGTGTTCATCTTTTCTAAATTCATTTATTGGAAGTTCTATTGTTTTTTCATGTGTTGCCCCACCACTAATAATGTGATAATCAATGTAAACCATTGGTGTGGAACCTTCTATAAAAAACCTTAACTCCTTCAGACCGTATCTCATAGACCATTGCCTCCTAACGTATTTGTTCTCTATCGTAATGCCTCGTGCGTCCTGTATCATCAATAAAAAGTCTTATACTCGCTTGTCTATCCAGTACCTTACGCCTTGCTATCTCAGCGCCTTCTTTATCCCCTAATTCGTTAAGCATCATTTCCTCGCGCTTAGCATAACGAATACGTCTTTCCAGATAACGCTGCTTTTGACTACTTTCGTATTGTTTATCGTTAGTTTCTTGATCATAAGGATGATATGTTTTTTTCATTCCTTCAAAATAAGGATACTTAACATGTCCGCAATTAACGCCAAATAAACCAGCAGGATGCCCAATACTGGTTTCTGATAAAGGTGGATATTTCTTGCTGTTACCACTTCTACTAAAGATACGCCCTTGATATGGTTCGCATAATGGTCTGGCTCCTGCATGTGAGCTGATTTCCACCAGATCAACACCATATTCATTAAATCTAGTATCTTGCATTCCATTGGCTACATCGTTACTTGTTGAACGCATTACCATGCTTGTATAGGCTTCCGTAGACCATTGCCTCCCCTTTTTATCAATTAACGCTGGAACACCTTGTTCAGCCCATTTACTGGCTGTTTTTCTCAACGCTTGTTGAGCTGTGGTTACTCCTGCTAAAACCTCACCTGTAGTTTGATTAATAATGTCTAAATATATTATTCTTGATTGATCTAGCATAGTTGAATTAACTAAATTAAAACTATTCTTCGCTTGTCTCTCATAACCCTCTAAGACCTGTAGCAATGAACTACTTTCTTTAACAGGTGGCGCTTTATTAAGCTTACCTCTTTTAGCTCCATCTTCTAGCATCGGCTCAATGTCTAATAACGATCCATACCCAGCCTTTTCTATAGCTTTCATAATCTCTTCTCTTGTTTTACCAGAATGCTTTCTTAGTAGCTCAATATTTTGCTTGTTTAGTGACTCTATTTCATTCAATGCATTCAACTGCCATGATTCTATGTCATTATTCAACACAGAATCATACTTTTTAAGACGTTTCGCTATGTTCAAGAGTATTTGTTCCTCGATAACTAAATAAACGTCTGTGACTGGCTTAGATAGCTTCTGTAATTTACGCTTATTCATTACTTACTTCCACCAGTTCCGAAGAAGTCCATTTCTTCTGCTGTAGCTGTCTTATTTTCCTCGTTAATCTCTGCAAGTAATTCCTCGGCTTCTGTTTCACCTAATCCATGTATTTTCATGATTGCGCGCTTACGTGAATTCAACTTATTATTTATCATTTGGATTTGTTTAGCTATTTCAGCGTTTTTGTCCTCAGCAACAGAATCATCAAATGCCACTGTAACTTCAATATCTTCTGGTGCTGTATAAATTTTATATTGTTCTGCTATTTGAACGATTGATTCAATTAATTCATGTATTCCAGCCTCGATAATCGTTTCATGTGATTTTTTAGATTTGAATGTTTTTGATTGTTCACTTACAACCTCTGTTGCTGTTTTCATGCTCTGTCCATCAAAAGTAAATGTACCTGCGCTAAATCCTGTTTGCATCGCTAAGTAGTTTAGATTAGCGTTTATAGCTGATATATGTTCATCCACTCGTAATTCAACTTTAATATCTTTTACAGGACTTTCTTCCATATCACCGAATTTAAAAGCCTCGTATGTTTCGTCCTCTGGATCAAAGTAACGGTGAATTTCCTGTGTGTTTGGATCTATCGTTGTTTTTACCATCTGAGCTGGTACGATAATACGCTTTTTCCCAAGCCTAAATTCCCTATTAAAGCTATCGAATTGGGTATCTATTGTTTTTAAAGTATCTATAGCGTTAGCAAATAAAGAAATACCCAATGGGCTTTGAGTATCGATGTTATTAGCAATATTAGGTTTGAAATACACAAATGAGTTTGCTTTCTTCTCCTTTTTAATAGGAAATACTGCTTTTATTGCAACACCAGGGAAAAAATCTTCAAAGCGCCCTGTAATCTCAACACCTAATTCTCCTTTAGTATCACTAACATGTAAGGTGTTTTGAATTATTAGCGTGTCAGCTTCCCATGTATGCCATTCTAAATGTGTGTAATACTTGTTATTTTTAACAAACTGATTTATGAAAACACCCTCGTAAACCCCTTTGTTATCCCAAGATAAAGGAATGAAACAATCAGCAGTTACAAATGATAGTTTTATTTGATTGTCTTTTACATAAGGTTTTATAACCATGCCACCAAGAGCAAAGTTGTATTCAAGATAATCTTGAAAGTTCTTATCAAATTTGTTGTTCTTAAACACTTCTTTGATAAAATCAGAAAGAGACTCATCACTTATGCTGATCTCGCATTTTTCGTTATACACTAACGATGCCATTTCCTCAGAAATAACTTTTGGCATATTAAGCGAGTGCATCGTTCTTGTTTTCTTGCCATCAATAGTATGATAAAAAACTTTGTGTATCTCTTCGAAATAGCCTTTGTATAAACAATTCCATTTTTCAATAGCATTATACATTTCTTCATTCATGTACACGTCTTTCGTATCAGAAAGCTTTTTAATACCTTTAATCAAATTCATCTTATAGAGCACCTCCCTCACCTTTGCTATAAACCGCTTGAACATCGCCTCACCACCTACAACACGTAATTTTTATAAAAGTAATTGTTGGCATATCTTGCCTCATCCAGCGCATGGTTCCAGTCATCTATTGGATTACCGTTATCATCACGTACATACATGCCAATTTCTTTAATAAAGTTGTAATGATCATATTTATCCGTCTCTACTAAGAAGAATTGTTCATTAGTCATAGAGTTCTGGAATCGCTCTATACCAACCTCAATACCTCCACCCTGTTTTTTCGCATCTGAGGCGTTGTTATCTGCCCTTGCTGTATCAATTTGGATTTTATGAAGCTCTTCTCTTAATGATTTACAGGCAGGATCCACAAATACGTCTGTGAATCTCATTTCAAACTTTTCAACACACCAATGAATAAACTCTTTAATCTCTTTGGCATAGGTACTCATGGCTTTCACTTGTCCTGTTTCAGCACCAGAGTGATAATAGTTAGCTACCCGATTTAATCTAAATTTACCATCGTACAATGTAACAATATTACAGCTACATGAAGTAGCATCTGATTGCCCACCATCAGTCTCAAAGTACATTTCATATGGTTTCCCTAGCAAGGCAGGAATCTGATTAATGGCTGGATTAAACATTGAATAAATAACACCTTCTGGCATTACTCTTTTTCCAAACCAGTCACGATCAAGCAAATACGGATTCTTTTTAAGAGTTTCATAGATTTCTTGCTTTCGTTCTTCGCTAATTATTGGGTTATCCTGTATGGTCCAATGAGTCCATCGTGTATTTTGTACGTCGAATACTTCTTTAATAACAGGATGATTAGGAGCTGGTGGATTAAGGTCTGCAATATGATATCTATCCTGTGCTGCCATTGTTCGACGAAAGCACTCTTGTATAAATGACATATGAAGTAAATTAATTTCCCCAAATGCCACAGAACCTAATGACATACCAGTAATAGCACCAACACTATTTGCTTTGGCTCCACCTTTGTAATAAACCTTTTTAACGCCTTTAGGAGTATGAATCTCTAAGTGATCCCCATGTTCATCATGTTTGATTTTTGCTAGATCACCGAATATATGCATTAACCCAGTTCCATCACCATCAATAAATAGCCTGAAAGCTTGTTCCTGATTATAGGCACTAACTAAATGGTTTGTATCTCTTGAAATGGTATAAAGATACGCTAACCGAAAATGTACGCCTGTTGTTTTACCAGAACGTGGCGTTCCTTCCTCCACTTCTAAACCAACGTCAAACGGTTGTTTTACTAGCTGTTTTTGCTTAGGCGATAACTGTATTTTTTTATTCATCATCTGTCACCGCATCTATTAGAACATCTAGCAAGCTAGTATCTTTCTTCTCGCCTTTAATAAGCTTAGTGCGTTCCTCGATGAACTCCGTTTCTTTCTTCGTTTTATCATTCTTAATTTGAAGTGCTTCAAGCTGTAATTTTAACTTAGGATCAAACATACCAATATGCTTACCAATTAATTCAGTGGCTTTATTAGCTCCGTTACTATCAAACTGATATTCACCAGTTTCAACCATTTCACCTAAATTGGGATCCCATTGCATAACAGGTTCTTGCTGCATGGATCTATCCGAAATCTCTTTTAACCGTTTTAAGACCCAGTAAGCATCTAACTCCAGTTTTTCAGCTCTTTTATCTTTTAATTCTTTCACACGCGCGGAAATGTTAGCTTTTGTTAACAGTCTTGCAGCAGTCTGCCTAGCTGTTTTCTCACTATAGCCTGCCCTAATAGCTGCCTGAGTAGCATTTAAATCAATAATATATTCCTGACAGAATAACTCTTGTTTTGCAGTTAATTTAGCCATTTATGTCATCACCCTACCCCCTTGTAGTAGTAAATTTACGCATATAAAAAAGCACCACTATGGGTGCTTGTTTTCGAATTCTTTTACGTACTCATCTTTTTCAATTTTATCTATTGTTCTTACATATGCAATAAACCTTTCTATTGGATCATCACCATGCAATTCAACCCAGCCATATTGTTTATTTGTACTGGTTTCATACCCTATTGCAAAATACTTATCTAACTTTCCTTCATTTTTTTCTAAGCACACTATATCCAAAAGATACCTATGCCCACTTTTTGTTTCTACTATTTTTCTTTCTACATTGTCATATACTTTAAAATCACTCAATTATCACACCCCCTTTGCCTCTATAATACGACAAAAGGGAATAATTTCCTACAATTCCAACGAAAAAATAGCACCCAAGCCCTCGTTAAACTCGGATGCCCAAATCATTTACATATCCTAGTACAATATATCGTAACCGATCACTCACTGACCCCAGGTAATCAATGAGCGTAAATACATAACCGATTTCTTTTGCAACACCTCCTTATAAAGAGTGTGCTAATACCGTAAGGTATTTCTCGGGCTACTACCGCATATAGCAAGAGAACTATATAACAGCCCTATCAATTATCAGAACTTCGTACGTCAAATCGTACGTCATGAAGCAATTTTTTCAACTTTTCCCCTAGCTCGTTCGATATATTGTTGCACAGTTCTTTTCTTTATTCCTAATACGTCAGCAATCTTCTGCATGCTCAATTGCTCTGCTTCATACATGATGTAACACTGGCGTTCTCTATCAGACAAATTTCTAAACAATCGTATCAATGCTTGTCTTTGCTCTTGATCCATATACAAAGGCTCTCGCTCTAGTTGTTCTGCAATATCTGGAATAATTTCAATTTCATCATATTGCTTTTTCCTATAAGCATTCTTTTTATCAACGCCACGATATAATCCTGGTTGCCTCCCTGATTCCATCCACTCGATAGAATACGACATATCATTGAACATGCTGTTAATCTGTTTCCTATCTTGTTTATCCTCTAGTATCTCTGGATCCAATTTGTTTTTTTTCGTTGTTAAGCCCTCGCGTCCCACTTTGTACTCGCCTATTAATTTGTCCGCCCATGTTTTCATTCCAACCGACCCCCACTTTGAATAATGATTGTACATACGAAAGCCATATTCTCTTGTAATTTTTTATCTTCTTTCTCTCCGACTAGTCCTAAGAAGCTAACAACAATAATAATTAATCCAATAATTTGAAATGCTAATATCATATTGATTCCTCCCACTCGGTTGCAAAATAATCCGTTTTTAGGCAATTTGGTTGCAACGATGATTCTGTAGTAAAAAAGGACACCAAACGTCAGCATATAGCTGTCATTCAGTGCCCTGGTTGTTCCAGTAGCTTATTTATTTTTCCTTCTCATTTTCTTCTTTGATCTCAACACTCAGAGTCATTAATGCCTCTAACGCTCCAGCTGAATGTTCATTTTTTAAATCGAAAAGTCTATATACTTTTCGATAATAGGTGATTTTTTTCTCGATCAAATCAAGTATCTCTTGCTCGGTCACTTTTACAACCCCTTCTGTACTATTTCAAAGTGTAGCGTACTTCTTCATTTACAATTTTACCATCATTCCAATTGATAACATGCTTGCCGAAACCACTATCTGGCTTTGGATATTTTCTTAGTTCACCATTCTTTACTACTAAGACTGCATCTTCTGATAATTCTACGTCTGCATAGTGTTCATTCATTTTCTTGTTTGCTTCTTTATTCATGACCTAACCCCCACATTTTAAAATAGAGCCAATCTGAGCGTTTCTATTAATTAAATGAGTAAAACTATTAGCCTGTTATAAAAACGCCCAGAATCGACACGTACGTTCTAATTTGCTATATTCCCCAGCTGATCTAATTCATAGATTACTATTTTTGTCCGTTGTTCTTCCTTTTCACATGGAATGATTCGTGATTCCATCTGTTTAACTTGCCGATCATCCTTGTATACGATCTTATTGAGAGCATCAGTAACGCCTTTAAACAGATTATCTATATCAGCTCTATTTCCATGTATATAATGTGTTAATTTAACGCCTACATGCCCCTCAATAGGCTTATCCTTCATGTGCTGCTTAGCAATCCACCCAACCTGCTTTTTATATGCCAGATAACGCTGTGCATATTTGTTCTTGTACATACTCTTTTGTGTCATTCTCACAGCTGGTACTGGCTTACCTGGTATCGTAAATTCAAGCATTCTGAATCAACCAATTTCCGTTAAATAATTCTTCCCAGCTGAACCGACCAAAATATGACAATGGGTCTGTGCCTTTTAATTCCAGCTGAGATCCATCTGCTGGATCAATAAAATATACCTGTTTTCCATCATTTCTTCTTGCACTCATAGCTTCATCAAAGCTTACATAGTTGGGTTCAATCCTCCACAATGCATTAAGAATTTTCGGCTCCATTGCTACTACACCTTGCGGATAATCCACATATTCTAAATTTCCATTTAAAGCTTTAGTTATTTTTATATTTGATTCTTTACTAATGGCGATCTCTCTAACTTTTAAGCTATTCATCATTTCGCCAGCAGTAAGCCATTCACTCATGCAATCACTCCTCATACTCCTTAGTTTACTTATTTTCGAACGAATATTTTCAGCGTATATCTCTGCATTTCTAGATAATACTTTGGATAATGTTCTTACTGTTTCTTCATTCATCCCAATCCCCCTAACTAACTTTTATCCCATGTTTATTGACCATTGGTTCCTCGAATCTCCAGCCATTATTGATAAGTGCTTTTATTTCATATTTTGACAAGTGCCCAGCAACGACTAATGTTTGACCTTCTCGGTGTTTGTATAATGTTTCAATACCCATTTGCTTGCCTTTCATGGTTCACTTTGTTTTTATCAAGATAGGCTTGTTCGATCTGTTCCCAAGTAAAACCTAGCATTTCGCCTAATCCTAGGAATAACGCCACAATAGCAACGTAATTGCCGATTGTTTCATATGAATAAAAGTCTCCAACTTTGTCAAATAACACATTGAATTGGTGATTGATATTTGATTCTTGGTCAGTTACCGAATCTAAAATGACACGGTTCTCAAATTCTTTTTCCAACCCAATACTCAATATAAAATGCAGACAGTCTACGTATTCTTCTAGGAGAAGGTTTTTATATTCAATATCTGGTTCTTCTTGCCCCTCGAAGAGTCCATACACATTAAACGGAACGTTGTTTCTTGGCTCTTGATCCTTACTCCAAAACTTAAACCCACGCCATTCATTAGCTAACTCTCCTAATTCAACTTGTAGAGCTAGTATCTTTTTATCTAGCAAGTCCTGTCCTTCCAGACCTTTTTCTCTTTCTATCCTTGTATCTAATTCCTTTTGAATGGGGAATAATTTATTTAAATTCATTGTTTGACCTCCGATTGATTTTTTTATTGAAACACGTATCACACATTACCTTTCCGTTATTGGTTACAATTGGTTGATTTATTAAATTTTCGATATCTACATGTGTCAAACAACTATCACACTCAAACCACCATCCGTTTTCTAACATACTCTGTTTTAATTGTTTGGGGTTTCCTTCTAAACCATCAGCGTATCTCGCTCTTTTAATTCTCACGTTAATATAATCAGTCCACCCGTAAGCTTCACTTTGATATATCGCTTTTGCTCTAGTTTCTGCGAACACAATTTCTTGCATTTCTCCGTTAATATCTTGAGTGTGCCAAGCTTTCATTGTTTGACCTCCTTAAACTCCACACATTCCTTCGCATTCGTTAATAAAATCAAAGATTTCCATTTGATTCTCTTGAAAATCCACTTCATCTAGAGGCTTGCCAGACCTATGCAGGTAAGCTTGCCCTTTAAATCTTGGTAAATCCTTAATTTTTCTATCGATATAAACAGCATCTTTAAAACTTTTTGGATCATTCTTTTTCATATCCCGCCACAAACCGTCATCATGAAATGGACATCCTATACAGCTGCTTTTTGCTGGTGTGCCTAATCCTTGTCGTTCTACATAAGAAATACAAGCCGTTCTATCCATGTTTACCACTTCAATTAATGGATGCTCTGCAATTTGCCATTTTTCCCTCATAGGCTTAACACGTTGAACTTCATCAGTACTAATACCTTTCCAAACGTGAACAACTTCTTTTACTCTTTCGCCTTTTTTATAACCAAGTAATTCTCTTATTTTTCTTCTAATAGGAACAATCTTATATTCGTTTGTGCATTGCCTTCTAGCCATTCCTATTTTTCCTTCTGCATCTTTTGTAAAGAAAGGTAGACTAGCAAATCTTTTATTATTAGAGATAGATTCTAATATGTCAGTTCGAATATTTCCGTTACTGGCAAATATAATTTCTTGGTTATGCTGTATGCATATTTTATTTAGTTTATCTACCCAGTCATAAACATATTGCGGTTCCCAACCAGTATCAGAAAAGATAATATAGTCTGGTATTACTCCGTTTATTTCTCCTTTTAAAGCCATGAGCAGTAATGCACTTGATTGAGTTCCGCCACCGAAACTTAAAACGTGAATATGATCCTGTCCGTCATCATAATGTTTCTGTATCACTCTACCCCTCCTTAAAACCACCCAGCATGAGGTGATTTATCTTCAACATTCATTGCTCTTAAAACGGCTAATTTATGCCTTAATTCTTCGTAAGACTTGCCTTTCACATCGTAATAATCAAACTTGGCTAATTGGTCTATGACATGTGCTGTTTTACTTTGTTCCTCGGTTTGGTATGCTTTCACGTCATTTCCTCCTTTGACGTTACGCCTTCTAGTAGTTCTGGATTCTCGTATATGTTTCCGACAACACTTATCATATGCGTTCTTGTTCCTATGTTTAAATGACGGTAATTTGCTTCAGCTACCCAACCGCCAACATAATCATAAGAAAAGACAATCTTGGCAACGCCTATTGCTTCTTGGTTAATGTAAGGATCGGTAAGCGTAATTAAGTCACCCTCATAAATCTCCTTGCCGTTCTTATCTTTCAATCCTGTGTATTGCATAACTTCATATAGTGATCGATAATCAAATTCGTACTCTGGCGTAGATAGCCAACTATTAATTAAACCTATACGAGTCGATAGAATTCCGTCCATATATTCCTTTGTTCGATCCTCGTCGTCGTAACACATTATCTCTTGATCTTTATTCCAAGCTCTAAACTTAATTTCTCTCATTCCATTTCCTCCTTTTCCTCCCATTAAGGGAGGGTGGTTTATTTAATAAAAATCGATTGCTTCAAGTTCCCCTTCTGCATCTTCTTTTGAGTATTTTTTAACTATTCCATATGGATAGCCACATTCTAAAAGAGTTATATGCTCCCTCGTAAAATTATCCGGAACATCTGTAACGCTAATTTCATTAAATTCTGTATCTCGATATTCCCAATGATTATGATCCATGTTGTCCGCTTTTTCCGCAGCTTGCGCAATTACATTTTCATCTGAATCTACTACAACCTTTGCTTTATAAGATTTTATAATTTCTAATTCAACTACTTTCATTTTATTTCCACCTCTCATTATTTGTTTTATTTATAAACTGGACCGTTTTGTCAATAAATTTTTAATGATTCTGCCGTGATGATCTAACTCATAGTCAAACCACTGTTGACAGTCGTCATTATCACATTCCAAAAAATCCTTTTCTGTGTCATGCTCGATAACACTAAATGGTCGTTTATAGATTTTATTTTTTTGGGTTAATTTATAGTTATACACAGATTCTGTTTCTTTGTAGAGTATTAGTTCACCGACTTCGCATTTAGGACATTTCATCCCTCTACTCCTTTCATCCGAGTATTCCACGCTTTTATTGCTTCTTCTCGACTATCGTAAAGATAAACCCCCATAGACTCTTCTTCGTACTTTGCAATCGGACAGTCTTTATTTTTCTCGTGATCGTGCTTTATTTTAAATGACAGCCCAGACCATGGATCACTTTCATATTCTTCGCTCTTGTCGTTCCCTTCATCGTCGCTGACAGATATTGTTGCAGACCCTCCACAAAACGGGCACAGTTTTAATACGCCTGTTTTGGGAATGAATACAATTGTTTTCATTCCGATTCTCCTTTCAATGCTTTACGTGCTTTTTCTCCCTTATCTTGTACTACTTCTGATTCAATAACTGGTGGAATCACTCGTCTAAAATAGTTATCCTCATCCGCATAAAACTCCAAAATCTGTTTATATTGTTCAATCTCTTCAACCATTGACTTCATGGCTGGTAAATTATTGTAATGATTCAAGTCGCTCAATCGCTTATTATCTTTCTCTAACTCTTTCACACGTTCTTCTAGTTCAATCACATAAGCACACTCGCTACACCTTAAACGCCCATGTGATTCGCATATGTTATCCATTGTTTTCTCCTTTCAAAGTTTCGGTTATTCGGTCAACCAAAAACGAATCTGTAATTTCGCCTACATAGCCATTTCGGTAATCGTCACACAGCTTCCTTAAATCTTTTGTTATCTGTTTGTAGCGCTCATTTTCCGCTAATGCTTTATCATGCTGCTCTGATAATGTTTCGAAACGTTCTTCTAACGAAAAATGCTCTCTTACGTACTCCTTCGAATCTATTGATCCGTCCTTTAAATCATCCACAACAGAATCTATTAACATTCCAGTTGTAAAATCATAACTTTCCAAGCGTTTATCCATTGGCTTCCCCTTTCAAAAATCCGACCTCTTTAGCAACTGCCCTTATAGCTTTCATGTCTTCCTCTGGATAACCCCAATGAGGACAATACAAGCCACCGTAGCCATTGTTTCCGTTCGTATGATTGCCAGTTAAAATAAATTCTTTGAAATCCTTAATCAAAGCCCACAATGTACCGCCTTCTGAACACTTGTCATAAACTTGATAAGGATTTACTTTCCCAGCGTATTTATCCCAGAACCAAAGACGTTTTCTTTTGTCTCCAGCAAGATAAAAGTAAGAAGTACCTTTATTTTTTGTGTAGAAGAATTTCCGACCTCTAGTAGCAATTTCATTAATGATCTTGTTTACTGCAACTAACCTATCTATCTTTCTGTTATCCATCCCTAGACCTCCTAGCTCCATTCTTTTGAAGCTGTGTATTGTTCTTCCGTAAGTTCCACTAATACTGGTTCATAGTGTTCCAACCATTTTTCTACATCGAAACTTATTAGTGCATCATCGCCAAACTTATCTATCATGAATTTTTTGTATGCTTTAGACTCTTCTAAAAGGGCTTCCACATCTTCATCAGTAGGCATTGAATGATCTTCTCTAACAATCAAGAATGCATCCTCTAATGATTCATGTGCTACGTCTAAATCTTCGTCTGACCAATCACCTGCATCTGGTCCATTCGACAAGTAACGTTCTGTTTTATCTTTGTTCTTAAATGCTATTGCTGGTACCATCCCTAGCCCTCCTTAACTTCTGGTAATTTGAATAAGTGGTTTTCTATACTTTTGAATTTATCTTGTGTTAATTCATCTATAAATACCTCGTTATCTGGACTGTGTACTCTTACAGAAAACCCTTTTAATTGGTCTTTTTCTGTTATCAAATTTAGAATTTCCATAAAGTAATCGTTAGGTGCTATTAAGAACTTATCTCCTTTTTTTATGTCACTAAATTCCATCCCTAGACCTCCCAATCCGATAAGCAAACGGACGTTTTATATTTTCTTTTCGTGCTTGATCATATAGAGCTAAGAATATTTCATGTGGATTCCTGGAGTTGATTTCTGCAATATCTTCAATGCTTCTGCCGTATTCCCATTGGCTCACGATGTTTTTTAATTGTTTTTCACTGAAAGCAAGTTCCAAATCTTCCAAGATAAATCTATAATTGCCTTTCTTAGGAAGTAGAGGAATATTCTTATCGCTTGCGGTATTCACGCCGACTTACTCCTGTCCAAGCTATCCAGCCATGCCTGCAACCGTTCAATATCGCTATCATCCCGAGAAAAGTCACAGTGACTATCTGGGCATGGTTTAAATTCAATGCCCCAGCTTGTCCGATATGCAATTCCTCCTGTGTTGTTGCAGGTTTTACACATGGGATTCACCTTCTATCACGTCATAAATAGTCATTTGATTCTTTTCGAATTCTTCGTCTTTCAATGCTTGCAAATGCTTTTCATAACAGACAGGACCATAACCACGTTCAATGCTCTTTTTATCCTTTAGCCTTCTGCCACAAGTGGCGCATTCTGTGTGTTGCATGTTACCCCCTCTTTCCTGCTTCGTAATCTTCAACACTAATACCTAACGCTCTAGCCATTGCCTTCGATTTACGATAGTTAGTAGCCCTATTGAAAACGCAATTCATATTTCCGATAATCCGCCACCAAGTACGTCCTTTGTCATCCAACTTGTAAGCAATACTCTCACTTTCAAATTCCTCTGGAGTGATGTTTGACGTTGCCCAGATCGGCTTATTTGCACGTTCTCGACCATTTATAATCTGGAATATCCAATCTTTCTCCTCGTTCGTTAATCGCTGACTACTCATGAAGTCATCCCAAATTAATAAATCTGCATCCAAGCAAGCTCCCATAATTTCTTGAAATGTTTCTTCGTTTTTAAAATTCTTTGTAGCTTGCAATCTACTAAACAAGTCTTTTTCAGTGATATAAATAACTGCGTAGCCTTTAGAAATTAATTCGTTACCACCTGCTGCAGTTAAATGGCTTTTACCGTTACCTGTTTCCCCAAAGATAAATACGCCTGTTTTGCCACGATCAGCAAAGTGATCAATCGCTTTACGAATTTCCTTATGGGCATCTTCTGCGCCTTTTCGCACTTTATAGTTATCAAATGTCATTGTTCGTATGTCATCCATTGCACTGCTTAATTTCAATACTTTGTTTATCCGAATACGCTTTGCTTTTACTTCCTGTTCACGTTTGAATTGTTCAAGGCGTTCAATCTCACAAGGACAAGCACAAATCACCCAACGCATTTCTTTTTTGAAAGGATGCTCTATTTGCGTTTGAGGTTTATCATTTCCGCAAAAATCACATTTCACAGGATCTGGTTTATTTGTAGAGCTTGACATACCCGCTTGGCTTAGAATCTCGTTCATGGTTTCTCGCATTAGAATCACCACTTTCGTAATTTGGTATCTTTACAACATTACTTTGATAGTTTGGTTTATTTGAGTTGAATTCCAGTTGATACTTGCGTGCATCTTCTATTGTTTTAACTCCTGCCTCTTTCCATCTCTTTAGCACACCTTCAACGAAAGATACTCCCTTTGCTTCTTTTTTAGCAGCAACTTTCATAGCGGCTAGAAGTAAATCCTTACCCCATTCATCAAACCATTGACTAATTAACTCAGTGTTATATGGTGATTCGCTAACACCCTTTTGTAAGTTCGATTGATAGAATTGAAATACTTCCGCAAAATCATGGTCACTACTACTAAATAATTCTTTTTCATTCTTAATACATTCTTTATCATTCTTGTTTATATCCATCGACTGTGTACTTACTGTGTATTTACTGTTACCATCTTCGCTTTTATCTTGGTATGATTCCCAATTTATCAAGGTTATGAGTGTGTATTTCCTGTTACCATCTCCGTGATCTATTGAAATCATGTTTTGTTTCTCTAACCACGTTAAAATAGCCTTAATTGTCTTTGGGTTTGGTTCTTTCCAAGCACCCTGTTCATAATATCCAACTTGATTCGCAATCTTCCTCATAGAAGTTAGATGTTGTCCTTGTTTAATTGTCATAAAAGATCCATCACGCATAGGAACCTTATTTTCTCTATGGTTCACCTTGTATTTAAGGAATTGCCAAACCCGATGATAGAGGGGTGGCATCATCCATATATCACTTTGCAACTCTTTCCTATAATCCTTTATATAACCTTTCACGCACCACCCCTCCTGTTATTCACCTATTAATCTCACAAATAGCAAATTTGCCTTTAACTTTTAAAACGGTATAACCCGGATACCTTCGCATATAATTTAAAACAAGACTTTTGATTTCCTCTTTGTCCTGCGCCTGTTCGAATATCCATTCGGGCAGGCGCACATTTGATTGATTATGCATAGATCAATTCTCCAACTTCAATTACTCCATTTAACTTCTTCTTACTCTTGCAATAATCACATTTTCCACAGCTAACTGGATCCACTTCACCGTTTTTAACTTCCATAATTCGTTGCATTTTTGCTTCTGTATATTCATACTCAAAATCAAACCGAGTTTCATCAAAATACACGACAGCTTTATTTGGTTGTTTTTCTTTGCTTACAGCGACGATATAAGGTGTATACAGATAACCTGTATTTTGTTCGATAATCTTGCGATAAATAGCCATCTGCAACACATAATCCCATCGCTCGATAAACGACACCCAACCATCGTATTTCTCGCTCCAATAGCGTTTATGAATGTCCTGTGTAGTCTTTAAATCCGAAAGAAAATGATGTTGATGGTTAATGTTGTCAATCTTGCATTTCCAGTCGACTCCGAATAAGTTTGCTGTATATATTTGCTCTTTTTCACCAGTCATAGCAAACATGGCAAAGGGATCATTCTTTAAAGATTCGATCATCAAATCAGCTTGTTCATAGTCTTGGTATTTGCCACCACGTTTTTTAAAGATAGATCCGTTATTTTCTTCTATAAACTGATTAAATGCTTCTTCGCTTTCAAATGCTGCATGTGTATAGGAACCGACCAGCATTGCACTGGAAGTCGGCTCCTTGTATTCACCTTTCAAATAAGCCATAGTCTTAGCTTCGCATTCTATAAAACGTTTAAATTGCGATACAGACATATATTGCCTGTCCATTTCAAGAGAATAATAATTATTCGAAGTCAATTTCTTGTTGTGTTCCTTCGTTGTCATCAGCCTTCACTTCCTCTGTTTTAGGCTTGTCTGTCTCTTTTTCTTCCTTATCCATAGTTTTGATTTCATCAGCCTTAAAAGCTTCTGACAGCTTCGATTCTTGCTTTTTTTTGACCTCTTTTTTAAACCAGTCATCAGGCTTGCTCATTCCATCTCTTAAAGATGTAAATATCTTAATAAGGTCAACATAATCACGTTCAGTAAATGCTGATATGTTGTAGCCCATGTGTTCTTCTATCTGTTCTTTTGTGACACGGTACTTGTCTTTAAAGGTTGATAGAGCATTCGCTAAACGCTCTTTTAAAGGTTCCTTGTTGTTTCCTTGCAAAGTCCTGTTACATTCCTCTGTAGCTTTTTCTGTAATGTCACCAGGAATAATGGATAGGACACATGAGCGTACTCGTCGAGCCCCTTGGTTTGCTACCATTTCATAAATATCACGAGGATCCGTAAGTTTTTGAACAGAGCCATTAGCTTTTCGTGAATGCTTAACAGTAAATACTTTTTCCTGTCGCACGTTCGTCTCTAAATCCCATGCATATGCCATAGCCACAGATTCGCCAGGACGTTGTTCTAACTCCTTCACGCCGAATGCAAGGTTTCCCCAATTTTGCGCCAATACTTCCGCTAATCTTATAGATGGTCCTTCAACTTTTGACCCACCTCTTGGATATCTATAAACCGCCACTTCTGCTAAGGCTGGTCGTTTACAGGCATCCAAAATGCGTTGTTCAGACTGAAAAACATCCCTCGGGAACTGGCGAGCCATAAATATTTGACCCTTTACCTCTTCCATTTCTCGACTTGAAGAAGATTGTGCTGTAACTCCTGTATTGTTAGACTGCTGATACTGCATTTGTAATTCGCTCATAATTCATATCCTCCAATTGATTAATAGAATTTTGACTGTCATTAATAAGATCATCTATATATAAATCATGTACTGCCTTTAAATCCGCATGTGTACCACTTAACGCTATTCGTGCAGCTACAAGACCAAATGCTTTGGTGTCACCACAACCGTTATAACGATACAGCTTGTATTCATCGACAAATGATATGGCCATTATTTATTCCTCCCTTGTCCTAATCGGATCGGTGAAGTATAATAAAGTCATAATTTAATGATTTTCACCGATCATTTTTTATTGAGCCCACTGCCATGGGTTCTTTTTTATTGCGCTTCTTCATAAGTTGCACCTAGTAATTCAAGTATTTCTTTTGATTGTTCAGTCAGTGCTTCAACTAAGAAAAATGAATCTTCATAGACTAGAATGTCGTCGCCAGTACATACTGTTTTGCCAAGCATGTCCACGCAATATTCATTTGTGCGATAGTTCATTGCTGGATAGCCTGTACGCAATGTTCTTTCGACAGCTGGGTGATTCATGATATTTCTACCGCTTTAGAAGTTGGTAAATAACTTCTAGTTGATTTATTCCATATTAGGACTTCCATATTTTCCGTTACCAAAATAGAATCAGTTTCATTATTCATTTCATTCGTTGCCACAAAACCAACTTTCCCCTTTGAAGAAAACACTTTCTTAACATTTCTAAATCCGTGGTTTTTGATTGTTTTTTCCATTTAACATTCCTCCCATGAGACCATGTTTTCAAGATCGTAATTATGGTTAAAAATTGTTTGAAGATCGCCATTTTCATCATCGAAGCTTAAATTCGCAATGCTTCCATCTTCATTCCACCAGATATTTAACACTGGATATTGCTTACCTTTGAAATCTATTATTGCTCGCATGTTTTACCTCCTAACTATTGATTAGTGCGAAATACAAACCTACTACTACAGCGGCAAACATAATATTTATTGTCCAATCTATTTGCTTATCGCTCATGTAGACGCACCCTTACTACTTCAACGTCAACACCTCGTTGTGCTAATTCCTGCACCAGTGTATGGAGTTTGTCTTCTTTGTATTTCTTGCTACTCATTTGTTCCAATTCATGTAACGACTTAGTTAGATCAGTAGAAAGATGCTTGGCTCTAGCGATATTTCCTTCGTTAGTTAATTTCATAATCATGCTTAGCAAATCCATGACGCACCAGTATTCTTCACTTGCTCGTTTAATATCATCTGGCAGAAAATGTTTTTCTAGATTCATAGAACCCCTCCTAAAAGTAATGAATAATGATAAAGAACAATATGATTAAACCGTATACAGCTACATAGCAATCCTTTGCTTCCTTCATATAAGACCTCCTAACAGAATTGTTCCTGCTGCTTGGAACGTATCGGCTATCATTTGGGCGGCGCTCGCTATATCTATGTTGCAAACCAATGCAATAAGCATGTCTTGTGAGTTCGTTGCTTGCGCCCATTTGATTGCATCATCGAATGAAATCTTAAGCTTATTACTTTCTAGCCTTGATACATTGCTCCGTGACATGTGCATTACTCCCGACAAGTCCTCTTGTGACAAACCAGCTCGCTTTCTCATCTTCCGAAATCGTGCTCCATATTCCATCATTTTCACCTCCTTCAATGTGCAGGATTCGCACAATTGCAGGGGTTGCACAGTAATGTTTCAATAAATACGTTATGATGTAATTACCGACCCCCACTCGGTGTTTTTGATTCCTCCTGCTTGTTTTGGTGTTCCGCGATAATACGCGGAATGCTTGTTTTCTTAAAAAAGTTAAGCATTAGTTTCTTTGTGTGTTCCTCGCTTGTTTTGTACGTAACTTTTGTTGGCATCTTAGACCCTCCCTATTTATTAGCGCTTTAATGCGCTCCTCTTTTTGCCTCATTTATTTAAAAAACTTAGTGGACCTTCACTTCTTAAATGCCTTAAAGAATCTATTAATTCGTTAATTTCATCCGAACCAAGAAACAGTTCTATAACACTAGTAACCTCGCGTTGTGTTTCTTCGTCGTTTGTTTTGTCTGTATTGACCTCATATTCCGAAAGAGTGAATATATAGAAGTCATCACCTTGTTTCTCTACTTCCACAACTGCTTGGCAATCACCAAGTACTAAAGTTAATTTTTTAGTAATCATTTAAATAACACCTTCTAACGTTTGTTGGTTGTTGGTTTCATCAATTTCTATTTTTAAACTGGTCGATGGTTGCCACATGCCTATAAAGCGCAATCCTTCTTCAAACTGTTTCTTTGGTAAATCGCCATACCTAGGTATTTCAAAATGGTTTTTAAAATCTCTCCAAAAAGCCGAAAATACTTTGAATGCCATGCTCTTATATGCAGGTGACGATTTACCACCTAGTGCTTCCATAACAACTTTTTTACCTTTTTTATTAAGAGTGTGTTCTTGCGCTCCGTCTATACGCATAGTTTCTTCGAGGTTTGTAATGCGCTCATCATGCTGTTCGATCTTTTCATTGTGTTCAATAGATAATTTCATGGAAGCCATGAGTTGCTCTTTATCTGATAGAATTTTCGGTTGTTGCTTTTCCATTTCTTCAAATCTTGTTACATACTCAGCAGTGAATAGCACACCTTTTTGACCAGTCATTTTGTTGGCTACCATGTCACAGCCTTTTCTAGTTAGTAGATAGCACTTGTATCTTTTTCCTGTTCCAGCTGAATAGTTGCTTTCTATAAAGAAATCCTCAGAACGCAAATTTGCGTTTTGATCTAAAACGTTCTTGTAATTGTCAATGTCACGAATTAAATCCGAATGCCTTTTCTCTGTCATTTCTGCAACTTCTCTGCTGTCAGTTACTAACTTTCCATCGAATGAAATTACTTTTAATTGATTCATTTGATTACCTCCTATATGGCTTGTTTTTGTAAACCTTGCATAACATCATTTGTAAAAAAAATTTCCCTTGGGTCTTTATTTAGTGCTTTCGCTATAGATAACATGATAAGACCCGATGGTTCTTGTCCATGAAGTTCAATATTCGTTATTGTTTGTCGGGAAGTGTTGGCTCGTCTAGCTAATTCAGATACTGACATACCAATATCCATTCGGATTTCCCTTAACTTGTTATTCATGTATAACACCTCCTATGAACATAATGTAACACATGTATAACAAACATGTCAACAAAGATTAACAAACTATTTATTTATTTTTTTGATTACATATTGTAAAGTAGGTATTACAGGAGTGAGAAATATGTCTGATATTGGCAAATTACTTATAGAGTTAAGAGGGAAAGAATCTTTAAGAGAAGCTAGCAAACGTATTGGGATTAGTCACACATACTTAGATACTATAGAAAAAGGTTTTGACAAAAGATCTGGAAAAGTTGTAAAACCTTCTCCGGACACATTAAGATTAATTTCTAATGCGTATAACTATCCATATATCAAATTATTAAGACTAGCCGGATATATAGATGAAGCAAAAGATGAAGAAGAATTTGAGGCATTCCGCAATGACCCATCATTAGAAAGATGGTATAGAGAACTTCCAAAAAATAAAGAGGAAGATCTTAAACGATTAAAGAAAATATGGGAAGCTTTTAAAGAAGAAGAATAAAGGAGAGTTATATGGGTATCTTTAATTTTTTATCTAAGAAAAAGACTCCACGAAATACACCAAAAAAGATTAGCAAACTAAATAATAATCCAACTACTTGGATTGACGCACAATATGAAGACAATCCACGAAAAAAAGAAAATATTTTGTTAATAGCGGAATCAGATAATCAAAATGATTTTATAGAACTTCATTTCATTTATAATCATTTAATTGATTTATATTATAAACAGCGTAATGATTGGGATGATGCATTACCAAAGTGTATAGAATGCTGTTGGAAAGACATTGAAATCTTTCCCCTTTTTAAAGATTCTTATCTTAAGAGCGAATTACATAATCAAGATGGAACTATACCGCGCATCCCCTCATTCCAAAGACTTGCTATTATATATGAGAAAAAAGGTGACACCAAAAAAGCGATTAGCATTTGCGAAAAAGCAATTGATTATGGACTCACCGAAAAAACAAAAGGTGGATTCAATGGAAGATTAGATAGATTGAAAAAGAAACTATAAAGGGGGAGATTTTAATGGGAATAATACTCACGCTATTGGGGTTGGTTGGTACAATAATAGCTTTGGTAATGGCTGTTAAGGCACTAATCAAAAAAGAGAAAAAAGCAACTAAATCATTATTACTTATTTTAGTATCAGTTGTTTTGATTGTGATAGGGGGAACGATGTTGGATAGCGATTCTTCCGAAAAAGCAGAAGCTAACAAAGAAGAGAAATTACCTGATACTTTAGAGGAACGAATCGAATTTTATGCTAAAGACGTGTTTGGTGAAGATAATGTAGATACTTCTAATTTTCTTGAAGGAAATGCTTATGTATATATCATTGGTGACGAAAGTTGGGATGCCGAAAGCGCATTATATGGAATGCAATCTGATACACTAGATTTTCTAGAAAAACTTCAAAACGAAGAAAAAGTCACAAGTGCACAAATTGATATTACACAAACTTTCACAGATAGTTACGGAAATGAAGAAGAAAAAACGGTTTTTCGAACTGACTTTAGTAGAGATACAATAGATAAGATAAATTATGAAAATATGGATCCAAAGCGTGTTTCGGAGATAGCTGATGAATACTGGATACATAATGCATTAAAATAGTGACCATTGGTGTACATGATTTGTACACCCTCTCTTATAACCAACAATCGAACATACATTCTATAAACAAGGGGGATTTTATGTTTATCACTACTTCAAGAACAGAGGATTATATAAAAAAACTTTTAATTAGATGTAACATTACTGATCCGAAAGAATTAAATATAATGACGATAGCAGAAAGATTAAATATACCCGTTTATTATTGGGAATATAGCAGCGAAACTGTTTCTAAAGGCGGTAAAGATATTATTTTTATTGATGCTTGCGCCTCTAAACAAAGGCAATGGGAGGATTTTACCCATGAATTATGTCATCCTCTTTGGCATGTTGGTAGACAAGAATTTCTTCCGTTTCCATTTTTGGAATTGCAAGAGTGGCAAGCAAATAATTTCAGCTATCATTTAGCAATTCCTACTTTTATGTTAGACAAGCTATACAACTATACAGTATATGATGTTATGCAGATATTTAATGTCGAATATGACTTTGCTTATAAAAGATTAGAGATGTATAAAAGTAAACTATACTGCAAGGAGGGGTATCGTGGGCGTATTATCGTTGGAAGCTTTACGTAAACAGAAGAGAGCAGAGAAAATATTAAATATACCTGTGTACAAGGGCATATGGAAGGATGAAAATGGGGAATTAACTGGAAACATTATTGATTATGTTGACATGCCAAAACACTTAATTAAGAAAGGGGAATAAACTTTGAGAACAGCTTTATACATTCGTGTATCTACTCGTGAACAATTAGATGGCTTTTCTATATCAGCGCAAAAAAGACAGCTTACAGCATATTGTGAATCTCAAGGATGGGAGATTATGGGCTATTATGTTGAAGAAGGAGCGAGCGCCAAAAACACAAATCGCCCTGAATTAAAGCGCATGATCACCCACATCGAAAATGACTTAATTGATTGTGTTCTTGTTTATAAATTGGACAGATTAACAAGATCAGTATTAGATTTATACAATTTGCTACAAAAATTCGAGGAAAATAATTGTAAATTTAAATCAGCTACAGAAGTTTACGACACCACAAGCGCAATCGGACGTATGTTTATTACACTCGTTGCCTCTTTCGCTCAATTCGAACGCGAAAGATTAGGGGAGCGTGTTTCTATGGGAATGGAGCAAATGACAAGAGAAGGTAAATGGAAAGGCGGAACAGTTGGATACGGACATAATAAAATTGATGGAAATTTCGTCATTGTCGAACATGAAGCATCTGTTTTAAAAGATATGTATGATTGGTATCTATCTGGATTGAGCGATAGAAGTATTGCTATAAAGTTAAATGAAATGGGCATAGAAACACGTACAGGAGCCGAATGGGATGAACGAAAGGTAAAGTATGTATTAACAAATAAAAAGAATGTGGGAACGTTACAATACGGTGTGAGGGTTAACCAAGATAAAAGCTTTGAAGTAGATGACATTTACCCTCCTATAATTGATAAAAAAACTTTTGAACGTGCACTCACAACAAGGGACGCAAGACGCAAGTTTCATGGTAAACAAGCCACTAGCAGTTATTATTTTTCTGGTATATTAAGATGCTCTAGATGTGGGGCGAAAATGAAAGGAATTAAAGCACGACAATATAAACGTTATAGATGTACCAATAATCTATACCATAAATGCGATATGCCCAGCTTTAGTGAATTATTTATAGAGCAGAAATTCATCGATTATTTAAAGAATATTGCATTTAATGAAAATGAAGTTGAAATAAATCCATTGGATAATAAGGAAAATAAGCAAAAAATCAGGCGACTAGAAAAGGAAATAGATAAAATTAAACAGCGACAAAAGAAATGGCAATATGCTTGGGCGAATGAAATGTTAACGGATGAAGAATTTCAAGATCGCATGAAGGAAGAACACGAAAAACATGCAGAATATGAAAAGAAAATTGCTAAATTTAATATGAATAAGCCGAATCAAATAAATGCAGATATAATGGAAATGATGAAAAGCACCGCTAATAATTGGGAAGCACTTGAACAAAATGAAAAGAAACAGCTTATGCAGATAGTAATTGATAAAATCATTGTTGATATTGATGAGGATAAAAAAGGCATAGACAAGGTTGATATTAAAGAGATAACCTTCAATTAA